CATCTAGATCATCTTGGTTATTCAGTTGTATTCCTACGTTGTTAAATACAGTTGTAGTTGCATTAGACGTGGCAGGGAATTGTTTTTTAGTTGTAACTGCCATTGATAATCAATGTTATTTTGGTATGTTTACTAGGTTTTGTATTATATTATAATTACCTTTCTTACTATAGAACTCGTAGCTTGTCCTTTCTTTAATTCTTTGATATAAAGCAGGGTGTTCTCGCCTTAGACGTGCTATAGCTTGTTTCTTTTCTTGTAAAAATATACGTTGTACGTCAATATAAAATTTCTGATCTGTTGCTGCAAAGCCTTCACGTTTCATTAGACCTAGTCTTTTATATTCTTCTAGTTGATTTTGCCAACTTTGTGAACTTATTAGTTTATCTAATCTTTCATATAGGTCACTTTCAGCTAAATATCTCTGTAACTCAGACTGTTCAAATGAATTAAGTTCTTCACCCTTCCATGTACGTAATGTTTCTGGTAAGTTAA